CGAAAGTAGGTGTTCAAGGCACCGTAGTTTTCACTGAAGTGCCTGCGCTCATAGACCTCCGGCGCAAACCCAAGGCTTGGGATTGACGGGGTTTCGAGTTGCTGCTTGACGTTGGCCATGGGTTGATTATTCCAGCTTATGCCATGCTAGAACCTGTCTTACTCACATCGGCCACCCTGCGGCCCCATCCCTTACCGAAAGTTGGCCAGTGGGGCAGGTCCATCAGGAAGGACAGTCGGCGCTTGCTGTAATCGTCAACCAGGTCACCCTCAAACGCCGCCACCGCGGCCAAGGTCTTGGGGCCAATGCCGCCATCAGGCTCGACACCCACACAGGCTTGGAGCCACTTGGCGGCACGCCCTGGGCCACTGTTGACCGCTGCGTCAAACACAGCGTAGTCCACGCCAGCAGGCAGGTCATCGCCCTTAACCTTGTCCCAATACTTGGCCTTGTACATCGGGCCAACGATCTCAGGCGTCAGGGCACGCATGGCCTTTTCATCGACCTGATGGCCGACCCATTCCTCCCAGACCTTCTTGGTCACGCCCAGGTTGGTCATGCCACCTGGGTCTGCTGGATGGTTCACAAAGCCGCCTTCATGGTGCAGCACAGCCTTCAGGGCTTCGTCAAAGTTGTCTTTCATGTCATCACGCCTTTTTAGAAAGCAAATCGGTCTTGGCCTGTGAGCCAGCAGAAGACCCAAAGTAATAAGAGATGATGCCCGTCCATGCCGTGCCAAGGCTGCCCAGCATCATCAGGATGGCAGGGTTGCTGCTGTCCACCTGACCGTTGAACATCAGCGCCATGATGCCGAAAAACCCGACAGTGACAGCACCCGCCAGGATTGGCGGCATCATGCTGCGGGTGGTGGCCTGCATCTCTCGGGCTGACTTTCGGTCTTCAACTTCCAGCTTCTCGAAATTCAGGCCAAGCTCTTGCGCCTGCTTTTGCAGTTCGATTTCAGCGATCTTGACCTGGGCGATCTGCTCGGCTGTCAGCTTGTTGTTGCTGATCATGTCGCCCACCTTGTCGGGGTCCACACCGATGGCCTTGGAGATGGCCGACACAGCCATGCCAGCCAATGGGCCACCCATCGCCGTGGCAATTGTGGGTGCGATTTGCTTTAACCAATCCATATCAATTACCCCTTTTGGTCAACATTGCTGAAGCAATCTCCAGCATGAATTTTACTTGCTCAAGGTTTTCTGGCTGCTCTGTCCAGCCCACCGTAATCTGACCAACAAACCTGTGCGAGTCTGGTGGAACACTGATGCGGCAGGTGTAGGCCACACCCTTGTCCAAGTACCACAGCCCCACCTCAGACTGCGCGTAACGGTACTCACCACAGGGGATGTCGTTGGTCATCAGTTTGACCACATCGGCATTGTTGGAAGAGTTCTGACTAAACAATCCAACATCGATGTCTTCAATCGCCTTGTCTCTGCCATCCTTGGTGTATGCCCTATACAGCACCCTGCTGTTAAACAATGGGTTGACTTTGAACACAGCCACCACTGTGGCCCCCGTCTTCTTGATCAGCATGGCGCTGGCGTCATCTGTCCTGGCCGTGTTGATCTCAGGCAGCTTCTTGGACTCTTTGTAAGCGTCCCTCATGAACTCTTGGTTCTGCCACAGGAAGTATCCGGCAAACGCAATGACACCCATCAAGATGGCCGCAAACAGCTTGAAGGGACTGTCCACATAGGCCAGCACCTTGTCCAAAACTGATTCTGGTTTTTCGCTCATTTTCGGATGTACGTCATGTAAATGATGATGCCGTAGATCATGAGGGCCGTCAGGATCAAGGCGGCCACGCCAAGGACCAGATACTCGATGAGTTGGTCCATCTTGGCTTTGCGCAGCCTGATTGCCTTCAGGGCCGCTTCCTTGTCCTCTCTGCGCCTTCTTGCTGCGGCAGCCTGGAACTTTTGCCAGTCGCCCCACATGCCGGGCCTGCCTGCGTAGATCATGCGCTCGCGCAATTCAACTTCCTGAGCGTTCAGCTTTTCAAGCGCAAAGAACTCTTCAATGTCTGATCTGCCGCCTTTTTTGGTGACAGCTTCTTGAATCTTGGACTTGTTTTCAAAGTAGTCAAAGACCTTGGATCCGAGGTCAGCCAGTTCCTTGCCGTTCTTCAAACCAGCCTTGATCACTGCAAATGCAGCATTTGCCGCCGCGATTTCTGCAAGCATTTACAGCCCCCATACGAATGGCACGATTATGCTTGTAGACCAAACGACAAACCCGACAAGACTGGCCGCTGCAATGAATGCAATGGCCCAGTCTTTCATAGCCCCAAAACTTTCTTGACCATCTCTGCCGCAACACCGGGGCCAAGCAGCACAGCAGCAATGACACCATAAAGCAGATATTCAATCTTGGTCATGCGCTTGGAGCCTGACTCAAAACTCTTTTGAATGGCCTCATACCTGTGGGCACAGACTTGCTCATGTGTGGTCAATCTGGCATCTGTCGCGTCAATCGTGCTCATGGTACTGCTGCCCAAATATCAAGGGGTGGTGGTGTTGTTCGTGGTGGTCACGGTATCCGTGCTGGTCACCACAGTTGGAACAGACGTATTGTCAGTAATACTGCCACCAGCAAGGCGACCAGAGTTGCCAGAGTTTGCCCCACTGTTTGCTCCAATGCTGTAAGACCCTGCTCCGATAACGCCATTGCCGCCGATGGTCGTTACGTTGGCCGCTGGCGCTTGAATCTGCGAGGCGATGCCCACAAACGCTGCGTTGGTGCTGACACCCAGAGCTGTTGCATTGTCAGACTGGCGCATACCCAAAGCTGTTTGCTTGTTGACGCTGTACACCTGACCAATGGTTGGCAACAACAGACCAGTCCACTGCATGGCGTAGTCAGCCCATGACTTGGGTGTAGCAATCTGTTGAGTCTGCTGACCACCACCCATTTGCAAGGACATGACCGCCGCAACCTTGGCTGTGGTGTCACCTTGTTTGGCAATGTCAGCAAGGGCTTGGAAACGTGCTGTTTGGGCTGCTGCTTGGGCTTTGTGGGCGTCAGCATAGGCAGCGTATTCAGAGTTGGTTGCGCAGCCGGTCAGGGACAGGGCGCAGAGGATGGCGATCAGGCGCATGGTGACTCCTTACGGGGTTTCGTTGGGCGCTGCTGGCGTTGTCAGAATTGCACTGGCCTCGGCTGTCGTCAGGCGGAACGCATCAGGGAACAGGGCGTTTGTCGTCATGTTCACGTAGTTGATGGTCTCTTGCGCCTGAAGGTTTACGTTGGTCACCACGCCCAGACGGTTGTTGCCCGTGATGATGATGGAGCGCAGATCGTAAATTGCAGAGCCGGTTACGCCCAGCGACTCAGCATAGGCTGCATCGGTGAGGAACAGTGTCATCAGATCGTACTTGGTGCTCACGCCGTTGCTGGTCATCGGAAAACGGTTTTGGAATGCGTTGCGTGTGATGCTCCATGTGTCGGGAGCGGGTGCCGGAGGAACAACCACCCAAGTCTGTGTGGAGGCATCGTAACGCTGGCCCATTACGGCACTGGATTTGTACTGCTCTTGCGTGATGGCGATCATGTGCGGAGCGTCAACAGGGCCGCTGAGTTGAGAAACACCTTCGCAAATATTGCTGGCGTTAAGTTGTGCGTAAAAGTTCATGTGCGCTCCTTAGTTTGCTTCTGCGATTTGCCAGCGACCAGCCACGTTTGAGGGCCAATTATTACCTCTGCCGTTGGCAATGCGCACGTTCGTTGAGCTGGTCATTCTTGCTGCAAAGATTGCCATCTCACTACCGCCACTGTAATAACTCATTGCACCAGAAAGAGCACCGTTTATCCCCCCTCCATCAAAAGAGCATATGGTTTTTGCAGTATTAACACTGCTAACGGTTACATCGACATAACGCGCGTCCTCACCCGAGCCACTTGTTGTTGTCCCAGAAACATACCCCGTCTGATAACTCTTTAACCCCCCGCCAGCGAACGGCGCAAATTGCGATAAGTTGCTCATGTCATCAGTCCTTTCTTGACTTGTTGATTTTTAAATCTTGCGTGACAACCCAGTCCGCAGATGTCGTGGTGTATACCAGCGCAAACACTTGGTTCTTCAGGTCACACGTCAGGTGTTCTCCCATACCCATGATCTTGTTGCCGTTGCGGTGGATCACCAGCGGGCTGGCTTCCCAGCTTGAGAACTTGTCCTGTACGATGATCTTGAACCCATCATGCGGCTTGGCTGGAAGCACCAAAACACAGGACTGATCCGTGGTGTCAACGCAGTGGAGGAAGCCATCACGGGCGTGCTCCACGTTGTGCGCTGGGGCCAACCGTTCACCAGTCAGCCAGCCTTCAAAATTGTAGGTTGTGGTCATGGCGCAAGCACCCATCCACGGGTAGCGTCGGTAAACGTCAAAGTCATGCCAGCGTTCAAGCTGTCAACCGTCATGTTTTCGGCCAAGCCCATGATGTTTTGGCTGTTGCGTGCAATGACTGAGGTCAAAGTTCCGCTTCTGTTGCTGAACGCCACCCAATCGCCAGCAGCAGGAGATGCTGGCAGCGTCAGCGTGAGCGAGGCCGTAAACACATACGTGCGCGAGGCCACTGCGGTAGTGCTGGTGCTGATGACTTGCACGTTTTGCGTGATGACGGGCTGTGGAAGGGGAAGGCCAGTCAGAGTGGTCTGCCCTGTGCCGCCGTTGGCCGCAGCCAAAGTGCCCGCAAGTGTGATGGTGCCCGACGAGGTGATGGGACCACCAGAAGTGGTCAGGCCGGTCGTGCCGCCAGACACCGCAACCGAAGTCACTGTGCCTGTGCCCGGCGTAACCGTGGAGGCAATGGTGATACCGCCTGCGGAGTTGGTCACCGTAATGCCGGAGCCAGCCGTCAGTGTTGCGCGGGTAAATCCGGTGCCGTTGCCGATGTCCAACTGACCGTTGGACGGGGTGGATGAAAGCCCGGTGCCGCCGTTGGCCACAGGCAGTGTGCCGGTGACGCCAGTGGTCAACGGCAATCCTGTGGCGTTGGTAAGCGTTGCAGATGATGGCGTACCCAATGCAGGAGTAACCAGTGTCGGGCTGTTTGACAGCACGTTACTGCCGGAACCTGTAGAGGTGCCAACACCCGTGCCGCCCTTTGTGACCTTGAGCAATGGACCCGCATCAAACAATGCATCAATGGTGTCCAAGTCGGTGTTGATCTTGGTCCCCCAGGTGTCTGTTGAAGCGCCGACCTCTGGTTTGGTCAGTAATAAATTGGTGGTTGTGGAATCTGCCATGGTAAATCTCCGTTAAATCCCGTGATTCGGGTGAAAGTTCATCTGCAATTCAGCGGATTTGCGCTTGCAAACAGCTTCAAAAAAGTCATCGAAATATCCCAAGAATTGCCCACATGCGCGGACCTCCCATTTGTCATATCGCTTGCCCAAGCGTTTGGTCCACGACACCCCCACCACACCAGATTTATTGTCTCTCGGTTTAGAAGTATTTTTGCCATTTCCAACTCGATCTGTTGCCCTCAAATTAACCAATCGATTGTCGGTGCGGACATGATTTTGATGGTCAATCTCCATGGGGCGCTCGCCATGCACATAAAGCCAAGCCAATCGATGCGCATGATGTCTAACGCCATCCGCGCAAATTACCAAATATCCATGCGTGTTGACAATGCCAGCAATCTTTCCCTTGGGTGCCTTTGGAGCCATGGGCCTGTTAATTGCCCAAGTGAAAACACCAGTCTCAGGATCATAGTGCAGAACCTCTTTCAGTCGTGCCTGCGTCAATGATGCTGTCTTCGCCATATTTCACCTCATGCGGCAATTTGCCAAGTTTCTGAATTATCAGCGATTGGTGTCCAGCTTTCACTGCTGTCAGCAATCGCATCCCATGTTTCTGCCGTGTCATCCACAGGCGTCCAGGACTCGCCAGTGTCAGCAATGGCGTCCCAAGTTTCTGGTGTGTCGCCCTCGGCAATCCATTTCAAATTGCCAGCCACCGACATGCCGGACTCACCAGCAAACAGCAGCACGCCGCCCTGCACCCTTGCCGCACTGATGGTCACGCTGGACTCAGCAGCAATCAGCACCGACTGGTTGACGATCACGCTGGTGCTGACCGTCATCACCCCAAAGTCTTCGATCAGGATTTCAATCAGCGGCACCCGCACCGCATTGATGGCCATGACGCTCTCGTCCACAGCAGTGAAAGCACCGATGGCCACACGCAATGCCGACAGGCTCATGCTGGAGGCGCTGGCGGCTGTGGCGGCACCTATGGCATACCGAACACCATCCACGGCCATGCTGGAGGCGCTGGAGGCCGTTGCAGACGCATCAGCAACAATCTGCGCAGATGTAGACACCGTGCTGGATGCCGCCACCGCAAAGGCCGCATCCTCGACCACATTGGCGGCCACGGCCACACTGCTGGAAGCAGAAACAGAAAACGCACCTATACAGATGCGTTTTGCGTCCACAGCCACCGTGCTGGTGGCCGCCATGGTTGCGGCTGTGAGACTTACGCCATACGAATAATTGCCGTTTCCGTATGGGCCAAGACCGTATGCAGCCATGTCATGTCAAAGTGACATCAAGGTCGCCAGCAGGGATGCGCAGCACATCGCCATCATTGATGGTGCGTGCCGTACTCAGCGCCGCCCAGGCCAACATGTTGCCGCTTGTGCTGGCGTCAAAGATGGCAGCCCATCCGATGGACCCCCAATTGCCGCCAGATGCAGCCGCAAACTCAATCGCCGCTGCGTTGGTGGCCGTGGTGGGACTGGTGCCAGAAACGCTGATCGTGCCAGTCGCCACTCGGGCGTAGCCGTTGCCGGACACCTCAGTGCCGCCACCCGTGTCAGATGGTGCAGCCGTGAACAGGCCCACATACCAAGCTGTCGGACGGGTTGCCGTGTTGGTGGTCAACAGAAAGTTGAGAACCAAATTTTCGGTGTAGTCGGTAAAAGATGACATGTCCGGTCCTTATCCAAAAGTTTTTGCTCGGGTCAACAGCGCACCGCCTGATGTTGCCCCGCGATCATCTGCTGTGCGCAGGTCATTCAATGCACGCTCGTACAGCGTTGCCCATGTCTGAATTCTCGCATCGTCTTGCAGGTAAGGCGCAGCTTGCAGCAGCGAACCGTACAGATAAATATCAGGGCTGGAGGTCAAAAGCCAATTGCTGGCCACAGTGCTTGACAACTTTGACAACTTTGCAAAATAGATCAACTCGGCTGTGTAAGTCGCATCGGGTGTTGGGCTGATGCGGAATTGGCCACCGACCACGCTGAAGAACCTTGGCCGACCACTGGCTGTGTAATGTGACCGTGCAGCGTCCATGTCATCAATCGACAAAAACGCCAAAGGGGTCAGGGGGTTGGTGCTGGTCAGCTTCAGCGACTTGGTTTCTAAAAAGTCAGCAGGCACAGCGCCATACTCAGAATCAAAAGACGCATTCGCACGCACGATCATCTGGCGAGTG